AGATTTAATTGCTCTATTTGATGGCTTTTCAACTACTCTTGGAGATGGAACTACTGCAATAGCGGCTTCATCAATCTTTAATGCGGCTTCAACTCTTAGAGCGGCTGGATTACCGATTGACGAATGTTATGCAGTATTGCACCCAAAAATTGCTTATGATTTAAAAGCTAATTTAACAAACACTTTTGCAAATCCAAATGCTGGTGATCTACAAAATGAAGCTATGAGAAATGGCTTTGTTGGAACATTAGCTGGTATTAAAGTATTTGAAACTTCAAATATGTCTAATACTGGAACTGCTGGTGATTACAAAGGTGCTGTATTCCACAAAGATGCTTTAGCTTTAGCAACTATGCAAGGAATTAAGATAGAAACCCAACGAGACGCTTCCTTGCGTGCGGACGAGGTCGTGGCTACTAGTGTCTATGGCGTAGGTGAGCTACATGATAGTTATGGTGTAGAAATGCACTTTGACTCTTCAATCCAATAATTATAATGGGGGCTTTATGCCCCCTTATTCTAGGAGTTTATGATGATTACATTAATTAGAGGTTCAAAAATAATTCAACGATCAGATGAAGATTGGAAAAGAAATAAAAAGAATTGGGAATTAAGAGGTTTTAAATTGTATAGTGAAGAAAAAGAGAGTAAACCTAAAAAAAAGAAAAAGGCAAAAGATGATGTGTGAATGTAACGGAAATTGTATCTGCGGTAAATAATGACTACGACAGTTTTTAGTGTAGCATTATCTAATTTGCAAGAATACCAGCCAGACATAGCTGGATTTGGTATTGCTTCATGGGATACACAATTACAACACGCTGAAGATGATGTTATCAGACAAGTTCGTGAAGAATGGTGGGAAAGATACAGACACACAGTAAGATATAAAGATATAACAAAAGTCACTTCCTTAGAATTAGATAATTCAAAACTTACAGCAAGCCAATGGACTAGAGCTGTATGTTATAAAGCATTCGCAGATTATATATTTCCCCAGCTTACTAAATGGCGTGATCCAGATACTGGAGAAGGCAAAGATAGTTTTCAAGTTCAAATAGATTATTACAGATCAAGATATGCAGAGGAGTTTCAAGCAGTTCTTCGTGATGGTGTGGAATATGATGAAAATTCAGACAGCACTATTGCGGCATCAGAGAAAGAACCTATTCATACATTACGCCTTGTTAGGTAATGGTCGCTGACGTTAAAATTAAAGCAAATACTATTGATGTAAGTAATTATCTTAAAAGAATTGCTATGCAAATGCCTAGCAATATTCAAAAAGGATTAGCACAGGCATCTGCATTTGGTGTTCAACAAGTAACAGAAAAAACACAAAAAGGTCAAATGCCAGATGGTGGGAAATTTAGACCTTATTCAAAGAGAACTAGAAAAGATAGATCAGAACGAGGTAGGCAAATATCTTTTGTAGATTTAACTGATAGTGGTAGAATGTTTAGATCATTAACGTTTAAAGTTACTAGATCAAAAGGTACATTATTCTTCCGTAGACAAGAAGAAAATAAAAAGGCTTTCTTTCATGATACAGGACATGGTAAAATGCCACAAAGACCTTTTTTTGCTATTGGACGTAAAGACGAAGATAAGATAAGAAATATATTTTTTAAGGCTATTAGATTATGAGTAAACGAGAAGATATTGCTGGAGATATAATTACTAAGCTAACTGCTGTTAGTTCGCCTATTACGTTTAAAAAGATCACTAGAGAGCCATTTGAACCAGAAGAATTAGCAGATCCACAGTTCCCAAGCTGTTATATACAAACTGGAGATGAAACTAGAGAAATGTTATCTCTAGGCGAAGTAGGAACAGGTAAACGATCTGGAACAATAGATTTTTTAATTGTAGGTTTCGTTAAAGGTACAGACATAAACATTGATACTCTACGCAATCAACTCATAGAAGTAGTGGAAGAAACATTAGATAATGATATTACAAGAAACGGAAATGCTTTAAATACTCAGATAATTGAAGCAAATACAGATGAAGGTGTACTTTTTCCTTACGGTGGTGTTAGAATTGTGGTAAGAGTTTTTTATGAATTTGTTAGAGGTACTGCATAATGGCTAAAAGAATTAAAATTTATTTTCCTAATGGCAAAGATCAAATAGAAGTATGGGATAATGATTTAGAAAAATATCTTGCAAAAGGTTTTAAAAAAGATAAAAAAGTTTCTAGATCAGCTTCAAAAAAAGTTGAGGTTGAAATTAAACCAGAAGAAATCAAGGAGTAGATTATGGCAACTCATGTAGGAACTTCAGGAACAGTAAAGGTTGGGTCTGACGCAATAGCTGAGGTCACAGGGTTTACTCTGAATGAAACAAGCGATACAGTTGAAGATACTAGCTTAACTGATACTGCAAAAACTTATTTAACATTAAGAAAAGACGCAACAGCAACTGTTGAATGTCATTGGGACGAAACAGATACTAATGGTCAAGAAGCATTAGATGTTGGCGCAAGTGTAACTTTAAATTTATACCCAGAAGGATCAGATAGTGGCGATGCTTATTATACTGGAACAGCTTTAGTTACTGGTGCAGATGTAGCAGTTTCTATGGACGGTGTAATTTCAAGAACATTAAACGTGCAATTTACAGGTGGAGTAACTCACAGCACAGTATAAGGATTAAATGCCAGAAAAAATTGATTACTTTGAAGGTGTCAAAGATCACTTTGAAAGTTTAGACATAAGAGTTATAGAAGTACCAGAATGGGGTTTAGTAGGCAACAAAGCCATTTATTCTAAACCCTTTAATATGAATGAAAAAGCAAGAATATTTAAAGGTGCTAACGATTCTGATTTAAATGTATTAATTGATGTAATAATTCAAAAATCTGAAACTAAAGATGGTGATAAAATGTTTTCTTTAGAACATAAGCCAAAGTTTAAAGTCAGAGCAGATACAGATATTATTGCAAGAGTTGCTTCTGAAATTATGAGACAAACAGATGACTCCTTACAATCTTTAAAAAAAAGTTAAAAACGTACCCTACAATTAGAAATACTTATTATGTTGCTGAAAAGCTACATAAGTCTATATCTGAAATATTGCAAATGTCTGTAGATGAGTTTAATATGTGGCTAGCATATTTTGATCTTCAACGTGAGGAGCAAGAACAACATCAAAGGTTAAACAAAAGATAATGGCTACAAAAAAAGTACAAATAGATATTCTTGCTAGAGATAAATCAAGACAAGCATTAAAATCAGTTCAAGGTGGTCTTAATAATCTTAAAAATACCGTATTCAGTTTAAAATCTGCAATTATTGGTATTGGTGCTGGTGCTACTATAAAAGCATTTATTGATGTAGGTAGTGAGGTTGAAAAGTTACAAGTTAGACTTAAATTTTTATTTGGTACAGCAGAAGAAGGAGCAAAAGCATTTGATGTAATGGCAAAATTTGCCGCAAAAGTTCCTTTTAGTTTAGAACAAATTCAACAAGGTGCTGGAGTATTAGCTGTTGTTTCTAAAGATGCTGATGAATTATCAGATGTATTAAAAATTACAGGTAATGTTGCGGCAGTTACAGGTTTAGATTTTAGAACTACAGCAGAACAAATTCAAAGATCATTATCTGCTGGTATAAGTGCGGCTGATTTATTTAGAGAGCGTGGTGTTAAAGCTATGTTAGGATTTAGTGCTGGTGCAACAGTTTCAGTAGAACAAACAATAAAAGCATTTAATGAAGTATTTGGGCCTAATGGTCAATTTGGAAAAGCAACAGATGATTTAGCAAAAACATTTGAAGGTACTCTTTCAATGATTGGTGATAGTATATTTAATTTTAAAAAAGAAGTTGCAGATGCTGGTTTATTTGATTTTGTTAAATTTACAGCAGAAACAATAGACAAAGCAATTAAAGATAATTTTATTTCATTAGAAATATTTGCACAAAGAACAAGTCATGCATTAATTGATGCCTTTGAAAATATTGCATTAGGTTTTGCACAATTAGGAAGTATATTTCAAACACCTGTAAAAATTATTATTGATGGAACAAAACAATTATTATCTTTTATGGCAAGCGTACCAGAACCGTTTAGAACATTAGGTATTCTAGGTTTTTTAATGACAGGATTTAGAGGAAAAGCAGTATTAATATTAATAGGTGCATTTTTTCAAGAAATACAAAATTTAGTAGTTAAACTTTTTGAATTTTTAGGAAAAGAATTAGAAAAAGTTAACAACAATTTGAATGATGAACTTTTAGATCTTTTAGAAAATGCAGATGAAAAAGTAAAAGAATTTTTTGGCGATATAAAAATGTTAACAGATGAATTTGGATTTAATAAATTTGAAATTGTTTTAGATGAAAAAGGCCCGCAAATGATTAAGAAATTTTTTGCTGATTTTAAATTACAATTATTAGCTTCAACACAAACATTGGGTGGTTTTGTTAATTCAATTAACAATACAACAGATGGAATTAAAGATAGTACAAAAGAGTTAAGTAAGTTTGCAGAAATAACGTTATCATTTAAAAAAGGTTTTACTTCAACTTTTGATGACGCAACTAATTTAGCAAAACAATTTGAAGATGCTGGGAAGAGAGCATTTAGAAGTTTTGATTCTGAGTTAAAAAATGCATTAAAAAATGGAAAATTTAGATTTAAAGAATTTAGAGAAGCAATAATAATTGATTTATCTGCTATATTAATAAAACAACAATTAATAATAGCGGCACAAAAAATAATGGGACTTATGAAAGGTAGTTCTGGATTTGGTAATATTTTTGGAACAGTAGGAAAAATTTTTGGTTTTGCAAATGGTGGAATGGCTAAAGCAAATCAACCAGCAATCGTAGGAGAAAGAGGCCCAGAACTAATTGTCCCAAAACAAAATATGCAAGTTATTCCAAATCATGAATTAGGTACTAAAAATGTAAGTGTAAGTTTTAATATAAGCACTGTTGACGCTAGAGGGTTCAATGAACTATTAACTAATAGTAGAGGAACAATAGTAAATATGATTAATAGTGCTGTAAATGAAACAGGCAGACAGGCAATAGTATGAGTGGGGCTTTACCAAGTAATGATTTTAATGCTCTTAATTTTAAGAGTGAACAAAAGACATTGGTATCAACAACAGATAGCGGTAAAACATTTCGTAGACAAGTTGATGGACAACGCTGGACATTTACAGTTTCTTATCCTCTTAAAACACGATCAGACTTCGCACCGATACAAGCCTTCATTATAAAACAACGCTCACAGAAAGAAGATTTCACTATTACCTTCCCTAGCTATTTAAACGCACAGGGTAGTGAAACAGGAACAGTTTTAGTTAATGGAGTTCATAGTGTTGGTGATACTACGATTGCTGTTGATGGTCATGCTGGAGATACTGCTGGCTCTTTTAAAGCTGGTGATCTTATAAAGTTTGCTGGTCATTCAAAAGTTTATATGATTGTTGAAGATGTGACACCAAGCTCAAATGCGTCAACGTTAACAATAGAACCACCATTAACAACAGCTTTAGCAAATGATGAAGGTATAGTTTATGACAGCGTACCTTTTACAGTTCATTTAAATAGTGATGTGCAAGAGTTCCAAACAAATCAAGTTGATAGTTCTGGAAGTTTATTATTTAGTTTTGAATTTGATGTTATTGAGAGTATCTAATGGCAAGAGGATTAACAAGTGCTGTCAAAACAGAATTGGCAACAGGAAATATTAACCCTGTTCATTTAATTCATTTAAATTTTTCTACCCCTGTATATTTAACCGATTGTAGTTTTGATTTAACATCAAGTATTTCTGGAAGCTCACAAACATACACAGCAAGCGGTCATATTCTTGGAATTGGTAATACGCAAGAAGGAGCAGAGCCAATTAAGAACTCACTTAATTTAAGTTTATCTGGAGTAGATCAAACATATATAGCTGTGGCATTAAATGAAAATATTATTAATGATGTAGTGCAAATCTACAGAGGTTTTTTAAATAGTTC